GAAGTCAACACTTTTGATGAAAGTTTCTTTCAGGAGGGCGAGGTGACGGAGAGGACCTTCACGCGGGAGAGCTGGGTCTCCTTGATTCCCTTGAACTCGGAGTGTCCTTTCACGGTTCCCTTCAGGGTGACCCGGGTTCCGACTTCGGCGGACCTGAAGTGGAGGCGTCCGTCCTCGTCCTTCCACTCGACTTCGAGGCGGGCCGAGGAGAAGGTTGAGAAGACATTCCCGGAGTCATCGACGACCTTGAGGAGGGTAAGTGAGTCGGACCACTGGGAGTCCGATTCAATCGTCCGACGGCCAGTGACGGTCCCAGAGACGTCGAGCCTCTGACCGACAGTCCCGACGTGGGAGGACTCGGCTCCTGTGGGGAGGCGGTCCCGGGCTTCGCGTTCAAGGTGTCTCTGGTAGGAGCCCGGGATGGAGGCGACGTATCCGGCCGTTCTCCGGTCCACGACGCGGCCCTCAGCGAGGAGCCTGAGGTTCCGGGTGTAGTCCGAATCGTCCTGAAGGGAGCGGGCCCACTGGAGGAGCTTCCGGGCCTGTTCGAGGTCTTCCTGACTCGGGGTCTCGGCCTTGAGGCCGGACCCCTTCGGGGGGCTCAGGCGGTCGAGGACGACGTCGGCGGTCGAGACTCCGTACTTCGCCTTCGCCACGGTCCGGCTCATGTATTCGGAGGTCCTGAGCTCGTCGATGACGAGGCCGAGGAAGCTCTCGATATCCCAGAGGGAGGCCGTGGAGCCGAAGGACTCGGCGTCGAGGTACTCGGCCTCGGAGAGGTCGGCTTCGAGGGAGATGAGGTACTCGGCGGTCGAGGCGACGGCCTCGGGGTCGGTCCCTCCGAGGAAGTCCTTGAGACAGTTCCGTCCGACCTTCAGGAGGCTCCCGTCGGTCTCGGACTGGACGAGGAAGACGTTCTTCCGGACCCGGGTCGTCTTGCAGTGGTCACAGGTCAGGGGACCGTTGACGAGTTCCTCGGAGACCTTCCCCTGTCCGGGGATTCCGCTGAAGAGATTCCCGTTCCCCCCGGGAGCCGGGGTGATGGTTCCGAGGAACTTGTATCCGGCGATGGCCGGGGCGGTTCCGGACACGGTCAGGAGGATGACCCGGACGAAGACCTTGCTCCCTTCTTCGCCGACGTGTTCCTCGACCTCGCTCCCCTTGAGCTCGTAGGAGATGGCTCCTGTCCCGAGCTTCTCGCCCTTCCGACTCAGGGCCTTGAGCTTCTTAGTCACCGACTCGATTCTTTCTTCCGGGATTCTGTAGGTCCGACTGATGCTTTCCATGTCGTCTCCTCTAAGACGTTCAGACATTCATAAGTATCTACCCGCCGAATCAGGAAGTCAACACTTTTGTTTATCTGGTAGAAAATCCCGAGAGGTCGTGAATAATTTCGACGAGTTCGCGGCGAGAGATTCGGGCCGGGGCGGAATCGGAGAGGTCGCCGGGGATATTTCCTTCATTCATCGGAGCCGGGAATCGGTGGCGAGCGCGGAACAGGAGGAGGTCGGGGAGCGGGATGAGTCGGCTCCCGTCCGGAAGGACGACCCGGGGGAGGGCCCCTTCATTTACGAGGCGAAGGACTTGGGAGATGTGGTAAGCTCCGATGACCCGGACGGCGACATCGTAGGTGACCAGCGGAACTCCCCGCATCCTCGGTCCCTCCTCTCGATGACTCAAGCGTATCCGTCCGGACGACGATGTCAAGTTCTTGGTTTGATTCGGACCTTTTGAGGTGCTACCCTACGTTCAGGACTGGAGGGGACTCATGGCAGTAGAGAAGACGAATCCCAAGGACCTCGCCCTGCTTCGGGCGTTGATGACCGAGTGTCGGGATGACTTGGCGATACTGGAACAGACAGGATGGACGGTCGAATATCTGATGCTCCTGAAGGACGCTCTCTTCGCGGAGGAGGAAAGGACCCTCCTCTCCGCCCGGTCAGAGGAGGTATATGTCGATTACGTTGTCCGGACCCGGGCGAACATCCGGAGGCTCGGGGAGCTCTACGAGACCTTGAAGGACTCGAATCAGGGCTCGGCGGCCGTCGGTGCGGTGAAGGCGTCTCAGGATCTCATGGACCGGATAATCGCTCGGGGACAGGAACTCGGATTCATCGACAAGAGACCCGAGGGGAAGATGGTCGTTCTTGCCCGACTCGACGACCGGGCCCTTGTCGAGAAGCTCTCGACGGAGATGGCCGGGGTCCGGAACCTTATGGCGAGATACGGGGACGTCCCCTTCCTCGACGTTTCCTTCACCGAGGCCCCTTCTCTCCCGCCTCCGAAGCGGCCCAGAGAAGAGGAGTCGGTCGAGCCCCAGAAGGGGATGAAGAGGAGCCGGGGCGGGGAGTTCTCCCCCCCTGATGTGAAGCGGACGCCGGTCCGGAAGAGGGAGGACGAGACGGACTCCTAGACTCGGGCCGGAGGTATGCTACAATAAGGCTCTGGGGTTTTTGACTTTTAATTCGGAGGGAACACAAATGGCTTCCAGTAATTCCTTGGTCAAAACGGGCACCATCAACGGGACTGGCTCGGCGATTACCGTCGGCGGCGACAAGGTCGGATTCAAGCCGACTTACGTCAGGCTCATCAACGTCACGGACGGCTCCTCGGCCGAACACGTCGAGGGCATGGCCGACGCTTCCATGTCGAAGCAGAAGGGCGGGACGACCTCCTTCGTCACCTCGGGCGGCATCACCCTGACCTCGACGGGCTTCACGCTCGGCACGGATTCCGATCTGAACGCCGCGAGCGACGTGATTCACTATGTCGCCATCGGCTAGTCCGCTGGTCCTTGGAGCCTCTCCGGGTGACCGGGCCCGCATCGTCGAGAAGTTCGACGAAGTGGCCGAGCTCCGTCGGGAGTGGATACGCCGACAGGTCATTAACAACGGCCGGGTGGATATCCTCGCCCGGGAGGCTCTGGGATACGAGATTCAGCCTCACCACTTCGCAATCGCCCAGCATCAATCGCGGAACCCCGAAGGGAACCTTGTCCTCGCGTGGCGAGGCGGCGGGAAGACCCTCATCGGGACGATAACCCGGGCCATCTACGTCCTCATCGAGAATCCGAACGCCAGAGTCGCGGTGGCCTCGAAGTCAATGGCGAACGCCGTGGCGATGCTCTCCGAGATGAAGGCGAAGATTCTCTCCGAGAGGTTCGCCGAGATATTCGGGGACTGGCGGGGAGAGAAGTGGGACGACATTGAGTTCGACATCAAACCTCGGACCGAGGGGATGAAGGAGCGGTCGGTAACGGCCATCGGTGTCGAGTCCGCCGTCGCCTCGAAGCACTACGACGTCATCATCTGTGACGACCTCGTGGACCAGAAGAACTCCCGAACGGCTCACGTCCGGGAACAGATCTTGACCTTCTACTACAAGATACTGGAGCCCTGTCTCGAAAAGGTGACCCCTTACGGGGAGCCGGGGCAGATGCACGTCCTCGGGACTCGCTTCCACCCCCAAGACCTCTATGGGCATCTCCTCAAGGAAGACTACGCCGAGTCCTCTCTTCTGATTCCCGTATGGGAGAAGACGACCGACCCCGGGGAGCGCAAGGCGGTCCCGGTCGAGGGCCGGAGCGACGACTCGGGGGAAGGAGAGTTCCTCGTCTCTCGGTGGGAGGCCAAGTTCCCCATTGAGAAGATGGTCAAGCTCCGCAAGCGGATGGGAGCGATTAACTTCGATTCTCAGTACCTCATGAGTTGCGACCGGATGCAGGGCCGCATCTATGATTATGATGACATTCAATGGGTTACGGAGGCTCCTCCGAACCTTCCGAGATACATGGGGGTCGACCTTGCCATCTCTCAGAAGGCCCGGGCCCATCTCTTCGCAATCGTCGTGATTGCGTATGACCATGACCGGGACATTGTTTATATCGTTGACCACTTCTCCGGGAAGAGAAAGTTCTCGGAGCAGAGGAAGCTCATCGTGGATTACTTCCGGAGACACAAGTGCGCGAAGGCTGGAGTCGAGGCGGTCGCCTATCAGGAGGCGATGCTTCAGGAGCTCAAGGAGTCGGACCCGGACGTCACCGTCGTCCCCCTCCGGCCTCGGGGCGGAGACGACAAGGAAGCCCGGGCCCATCGGGTGACCGCCAAGTTCGAGGACCAGAGGGTGTTTTTTAAGAAGGGGCTCGACGCTCTCGTGGATGAAATTGTCGCCTTCCCTGACGGTGAGTATGACGATTCTCACGACGCCCTCCTGAACGCGATGGAGGTCATTCGTCGGAAGGTCAAGAAGCCTAGAGGCGAAGAGCCCGGGCTATTCTAATTCAGGTCCCCGTTGTAGAATCAACAAGGGACAGACTCGGGGGCGATTATGGCGGAAGGCGTGGGACGGACGGATGTCTCTTCGGAGGCGTCCGTCGGAGAAGCTCGGGCGGCGAGGATGGTCACTTCTTATGTCTTCGGGGACGAGCCGCCTCCGGAGAGCTCTCAAGAGCACTCGAAGGGACTCTCGGAGCAGGATCTCTTCGGCCCTCTGGGGAAGAGGATCGTGGACCCGCCTTATTCCCCCTTGGCTCTGGCTCAGCTGGTCGAGCAGTCCTCCGAGCTCGGTCAATGCGTCGAAGCGATGGCAGCGAACATTGAAGGTTTTGGACATCGGATTATTCCCCGGATGGAGACCAGTCTCATCGACGACCCGGACGACCCCCTCAGGACCCCGTGGATGAAGGAGCGGTCGGCCCTGAAGAACTTCTTATGGAACGCGGCGGAGGGGGAATCCTTCGACGAACTCCATCGGAAGAAGCGGGCCGACCTCGAATCGACCGGGAACGCCTACTGGGAGGCGGTCCGGAACCTCCTCGGAAAGATAGCCTTTTTTCATCCGCTTCCCTCGGCCGAGATGAGGCTGGGGATTCAGGACTCGGAGTTCACTCTGGCGCAGTCCTCCATGATAGTCATTGACGAAGATGGGGTCCCCCATCGGGTGACTCGTCCCGTCCTCAAGCGGTTTCGGAGATTCGTTCAGGCTCAGGCGGTCTCGTCCTCCCACGGGTACACCCCGGCGATTCGCTGGTTCAAGGAGTACGGTGACCCCCGGGTCATTGACAACATGACCGGGGACGTCGTCCCCCCGGAGAAGGTTGCGGACTTCGACGGGAAGGGGAACCCGATGCCGGAGGCGCGGAAGGCATCCGAGGTCATTCACTGGAGAATCTATTCTCCCCGGACACCTTATGGGATTCCGAGGTGGATAGGGAACCTCGTCAATGTCCTCGGGGTCCGCAGGGCCGAGGAGGTTAACTACACGACCCTCTCGAACAACAACATCCCCTCGATGGTCGTGACGGTAAGCAACGGGCGACTGACCGAGCCGACGATTCAGAGGATCCGGGACTTCGTGGACCGGCATGTCAGGGGTCAGGCCAATTACTCTCAGTTCCTCCTCCTCGAAGGGGAGTCCGGTTTTGACGGAGAGGATGAGGGTCAGGTAAAGATTGACATAAAGCCCCTGACCAACGTCCAGATTACCGACGCCCTCTTCGTGAATTACCGGAAGGAAGGGAAGGACTCCATCCGTCGGTCGTGGCGTCTCCCGGAGCTCTTCGTCGGGATAGCGGCGAGCCTGAACCGGGCGACCGCGTCCGAGGCCCGGAGGCTGGCGGACGAGCAGATATTCGCGCCGGAGCGGGCCGCCTCGGACCATACGGTAAACCGGATTCTCGTGGACGAGGGATTCATTTATAACGAGTATAGGTCGAGGACCCCGAACGTCACCGACAACGCCATTGTCGCCTCCATGCTGGCGATGGCCGAGAAGACGGGCGGCGTGACTCCGAGGATATCGAGAAGGGTTGTCGAGGACCTCTTCCCGGATGCGTCGGAGGCCCCGGCCATTGACCCGAAGAAGCTCGACCCGGATGTCCCCTTCAGCCTTACCATGGCCGAGGCCGTGAAGAATCTCGCCTCTCCGAATGAGCCCGGACAACAGGTGACTGCCCTGAAGTCGAGCCCGGATGAGGACTTCTCGGAGTCTGTCCTGAAGGCTTTGGCCGACGGCCTGACCGACGAGCTCCGGAGGGCGATAGCGGTGGACCGCTTTGGCCAGTCTTCGGGAGAGGACGACGGTGACGAAGGATAAAGCCAGTTCTTCCGGCGTCTCATCGACGAAGGCTATTCTCGGGCTCCTCGGGGTCCTGAAGGCTCGGGGCGAAGAGCACCTCGTCGAGATGGCCGTGAAGGAGGTCCTCCTCTCCTCCCGACTTAACGCCCTTCATGAGAAAAGTCTGAAGACCGCGATGAACCGGGGGGCGGCCTTGGTCGCCCGCTCGACGAAGACCGGGAAGGCTCTCGCCAAGGAGTTCACGGACGAGGTCGGCGAGACTTACCGGGAGCTTATGGTCGATGACGCGGAGGCTCTCGTATCTTCGGCCATCGAGGACTTTTATCGCCTCGGGATGGAGGCGGCATGGGCGAAGGGGACGGGGAGGACCAAGGGGTCGCTCCGGTACGAGGTCTCGGCGGGGGAGGTTCAGAAGGCGGGAGGGACCAAGAGTCCGGAATCGGCCCACCTTCATCCCTCGTTCACGGCCGTTGACGCTCAGGCGGTCAAGACCCTTCAGAGTCATCAAACTTTCTGGATAGGCGAATACTACGACAAGAACCTCGGGCCGATGATTGCCGGGGTCGCGGAAGACGTCATTGTCACTCAGGGCAAGAGCGGGGCCGCCGCAGGGAAGGCGTTGAGACAACATCTTTCATTCGGCGGGGTCGCCGCCCCGGGGATGTCTTCGCCGGAATCCTTGGTCCCGGCCGGATGGACCGGGAGCCCGAAGGACTACTTCCGAGGGGTGGCAGCGAACGCGGCCACGACGGGGAGGGTCCTCGGGTCCGTTCGGTCTTTTGAACAGTTGGGCGTCACGAACCTGACCGTCGTCAATCCCCTCGACGAGAGGACCTGTCCCCGGTGTTCAACGATGAACGGGAAGCACGTCTCCCTGAAGGAGGCCCAGTCCCAGAGCTCGAAGCTCTTGGGGGCCAAGAACCCCGGGGAGATTCGGGCGGCCCAGCCGTGGCTCTCGACTGCGGCCTTCAAGGGGATGGGGATAAAGCCGGGGGAGGGACCCCTGACTCCGGAGGAACAGGCCGCGATGAAGGCGGCGGGAATCGCTCTTCCCCCGTATCACTTCCTCTGTCGATGCACCGTTGACGTCGTGATGTCCGAGATTACGGGCCCCTCGGTGGAGATGCCTCAGGGGACTCCCGCGACTCCGAAGCCCGGGATTCCCCTCCCGACGGCGACGGCGGAGGTCGTCGCTCCGACGACCCCCGAGCCTCCGACCCCGAAGCCGCCGAAGACCCCGAAGCCGAAGCCCCTAAAGACTCCGAAGGAACCGCCCGCTCCTCCCCCGGCTCCGGCCGAGCCGCCTCTTCCTCCGGGAGGGTTCCCGTGGAGGGAGGCCGAGCTCAAGTATCGTCCGGACATTCACCTCGGCGGGGGTCATGAGAAGTACACTTACGAGGACCCGACGGGTCAGCTTTGGATGTTCAAGCCGACTGTCTCGGGCGAGGGGTTCCTCGCGGAGGCGGAGAAGGCGGCCTCGGACCTCGCCCGGAAGGTGGACCTGAAGGCTGCCGAGATTCATATAACGAAGGTCAAGGGACGCGAAGGTTCCATGCACCGTCTCATGGATTATGGGACGAGTACGAACTTCGACAAGGTGGCCTACGAGACCCTCTCGGATGCGGATGTCGATGAGCTCCTGAGTCAGCATACCTTGAACTGGCTCCTCGGGGACAACGACGCTCATGCCGGGAACTTCCTCCGTCTGGCGGACCAGAGTATCGCCGGAATCGACCACGGTCAGGTCTTCAAGTTCTATGACTCGGATGACATTCTGGACCTCGCTCGGCATCCGAATGTCCAGTTCCACAAAGGGACTTACGTCAATCGGATGCTCCTCTACTATGAGGAGGGGGGGCTCGGTGCCCGGGAGCTCCCGCTCGACCTCGCTCGACTGAAGAGGACCGAGGCCGTTATCCGGAAGTTCGAGGAGATGGACGACGCGCTCTTCTTCTCTCATGCGGAAGCCTACATGAACGGGGCGAGTAAGGCTCGCCTCGGGATATTCGGGAAAGGAGTCACTCCGGAACAGTTCCGGGCGATGGTTCTGGCCCGAAAGAAGACCCTCCGGAAAGACTTCGAGAAGCTCTTCGAGGAGGTGGAGAAGAAGCGGAGGAAGACACTCGGGATAAAGGCCGACAAGCCGGTGAAGGCGGCCCTGAAGGAGAGGGCCAAGAAGGAGGCCGACGCAGCCGTCACTCAGCTCACGGACAAGTGGGTGGAGGAGCTCCGGGAAGCTCATGGCCGGGGTCGCATCATCTTCATGGGCGGGAGTGGCATCGAGGACATGCAGTTCCGGGCCTACACCATGAAGGGCGATGGGGTCTGGATAGACGGGAAGCTGAGACCCGAAGTGAGCGGCAAGTTCGAGGACCTCCTCCGGAAGATAGGGGGATTCGGGAAGAAGCCGGTCCCCAGTTCGACGGCGATTGTGGACCCCGCGAGTTCTCCCTTCTATCAGGAGGGGCTCGCCTCCATTAAGTCTTACAAGGCCCACCTCACTCCGGGGCACTCGTGTTATGACGGAATCGTCCCGGAGAAGACGGAGAAGGGATTCAAGTCCTTCATGGATAAAATCATGAAGGGACAGACGTATGAGGAGGGGACTCCCCAGTACGAGGAGGCGCAACACTACTGGCTCACGGTCAAGGACTACGTCGCCCGGGATGAGATGGGTTCTGTCGTGGGGCTCAAGAAGGACCCCGAGCTTCTGAAGAACTTGATTATCGAACCGTGGAGGCCGCCTCCGGTCAAGGCTCCGCCCCCTCCGCCCGTTCCCGACCTCCCCCCGGGGCTTGAGGGGGTCAAGGTCCGTCGATTCCAGTGGGGGGAAATCGACAAGGAATTCGACGGGCAGGATGTCGTTCTCCAGAGTCGGAGAGTGATTCCATACACGAACCCTCAGGAAGGATACGAGGTGGACTTCGGCGGCGGGGTGAAGGTTTGGTATCACCCACGCTTCGATGTTTCCGGGCAGTTCGGAGAATACAAGTCCTTCGGTGAACACGACGTCCTCAAGGTCTGGATTGACTCCGACTCGGTCGGAAAGATTGGCCGGGAGGAGATAGTGGGGGCCCTCGATAAGTTGAAGGCCCTCGGCGTCGATACTCATTTAGCGAACCCGGACGAGCTGGATGTCATGTTCCTCCGGAAGGCCGCTCGCGTGGCCGGGTTGGACGACTCGGCGGCGTTTAAGAAAATCTCGACGACCCTTCCCGCGTCGGAGCAGAGGGCGGCTCTGGCCGAGTTCTGGGAGGCGAGGACTCCGGGGTTCATGAAGACTCAGGCGTGGAAGGAGAGGCTCCTCTGGGAGTCGGGAGTCGAAGGTCAGGGGACCCCTCAGTGGCTTCGGTTCGATATCGCCGACGAGATTGCGGCCGCAAAGAAGAAGGGGGCCGAATTCGTCCACAACGTCTCGGCCACAAATCGGGAAGATTACCTCGAACGCCTTGAGTCCATCATCCGAAGCGACGGCATGCTCTCGACCCGAGAGAGGATGAGGCTGGGAATCTCTCATCCGGACGACCATCTCCGTCCCGGGAGAAGGAAGGGATGGAGCCCGGATGAAGACCGACATTCGGGCGGCTCGTCTTATACATTCCTTCGCGTCCGAATGAACCCTCAGGGGCAGAAGTATCAAGTCAATTTCGACTTCGACTTGGCCCGGAGCGCGAACTCGGTGGGATATCCGCGAGACAGATACGGGACGGTGGTTCCGGACCAGCTTGGAATACGGGTAAATCAGACGGCCGAGGGCATCGTCGGTATGGCTCCTTACTCCATGAACGAATTTAACGTGAAAGGGGGCATCGGCCTTCGGCAGTTCTTGACGAAGGTATATGCAGAGAACAAGACCGAGAAGGACGCCATCCTGAAGATTTTCCGGAAGTATGGGGTCTCGGAGATTCGAGGAACGCCGGTCGAAGACATCGTGAGGATAGTGGGGCAATAATGACCAGTGAAGAGAAGCTCGTGGCGTATCTCGCCGTCATCGAGTCTGGGGGGTGTCTCCTTCGGATTCGTGTCCCGACCCAGTCTGGTCTCTTGGAGCCTGACTCTCCGAGATACGACTATCCGTGTTCTGCGATGATCTATCAGGACGGGTTCTTCGGTTATTGGTTCCCGGGGGTTAACTCTCTGCCTCACGCTTTCCGGGTCGAAGACGTCACTGAGGACATGGACGACCTGATTATCGACGGGGTCTTCGGAGCGGACGACGCACCGATTCAGGCCCATCTCTCACCGACGCACACGGACGAGCATTTGGAGATTCTCCGGGAAGTCGAAGAATATCGGGGCAGGGTCTGGGCTCGGGACCAGTTACGGGAGGTTATTGATGGCGCAATTCAGGACGAGCGAATTACGCATAGTTGACTCGGCTGGGATTTACTCCCTCATCGGGACCATGACCGTCTCTCGGAAGGCGGGCCACTTTCGGCCTAATCTGGGATACGAGAGCTATGCCGACGAGTGGAAGGAGCGGATAGACTACTGTCTCGGTCAGGGGACCGACCTTTACGAGTTCCTCGATTACCTATTCACTCGGACGTCTGGAGTCCTTTCGTCGTGGTCTCGTCCGGAGCCCATCCGAGGAAGAGACCTCGACGACGCTTCGATGAAGGCCCTCCTTCTGGCCCGGGCCCGTGATGAGGCCCTCCCGAACTCTCCTCCGAAATAGTCCGGGTGGACAGACTTTTCCCCTCCTGCTACACTGGGACCTGACTGGGTGGGAGGATTCCGTGGAAAGCATTCCCGTCAAGATAATTCACGCCGAGACGATTTCCCTTGCTTCGTTGGGGAACGATACCGCAAAACGAATCGAAGAAGTTGTTCGGATGACTCCCGTGGAGGCGCGTCCGATAGTGAGCGTCCCGAATCCCGAGTGGCTTCTCGGACGCCTCTCAAAGTCCCTCCGAGCAGGGGTCCTCCTGAAGGGCGTAGCCCCTTCTCCCGGGGAGCTCTGCCTCCTTGTCAACGAGATTGGTCCGGCCGGACATGGAGAGGCGAAGGTCTGGGGGCTGGTCACTCTGGGAAGCCCCGTCGAGGCCTCTTCGGTCTTCGACCTCGGAGACGACCTCCGGAAGTCGGTCGATGACCTCTCTCATCGGATGGCCGGGACCGGCTCCGTGGCTTACTTCCCCCTGAGGCTCGTTGAGACTTTCGACCCTCCCGTGGACATCGACTCCCCCCCGGCCTCTCTGGTCAAGGAGACTTCCGATTGCTATGCGGACCTTCCTCCGACCATCTCGGCTCGTGAGGAGATTTACGAAGCGGCAGCGATTGAGCAGTGGACCGGAGGAGAGGACTGATGGGAACGACGATTACAAAGGACCTTGAGTTCGATGCGGCTCATCGCCTTCGGGGGCACGAGTCCCTCTGCGCGAATCTTCACGGACATCGGTATCGGATTCAGGTCGAAGTCTCGGCCGAGTCTCTCGACCGGCTGGGCCGGGTCGTGGACTTCGGCGTCGTCAAGGCCCGCCTCGGAGAGTGGATTGCCGAGAAGTGGGACCACGCATGTATCGTCGAGAGCGCGGATGAGACCCTTGTCCGGTTCTTGGAGATGGAGGGTCAGAGGTTTTACCTCCTGCCCGGGCCGCCGACGGCGGAGCTCATGGCCGAGAGTTTCTTCTCGGTAGCCGAGCGACTGCTCATTCAGGACGGAGTCAGGGTTGAGTCCGTCACGGTCTGGGAGACTCCCTCTTCCCGGGCGACCTTCAGGAGGACGTGATGTATTCGGTCTCTGAAATTTTCTGCTCGATACAGGGAGAGGGGAGATGGTCCGGTCATCCGGCCCTCTTCCTACGCCTCTCGGGGTGTAATCTCTGGGACGGTCGGGACATCCACCGGGAGAACTGCGCGACTTCTCGGGGAGCCATCTGTCCGAGGTTCTGCGACACGGACTTTACTCGGGCCCAGAGGTTCACTCTGGAGGACCTCCTCTTGGAGCTCGACCGGACGGTCAAGGTCCGACCCGGGATGATTGTGGTCACCGGCGGAGAGCCTCTCCTCCAGTTGGACGAGCCTCTCCTTGACGCCTTGAAGACGAAGTTCAAGCGGGTGCACGTCGAGACGAACGGGATGGTCGAGCCTCTCTTCCCCATCGAGCGGCTGGCGGAGGTTTGGCTCTGCGTCTCTCCGAAGGTGAGTCCGGACAGGATTCCTCTCCTTCCCTACGCGAACGAGGTTAAGGTTCTGTATCCTTCCGTCCTGAGTCCCCTCCTTTTCCGTTCGGAACGGCCCGGGGTCGAACACTACCTTCAGCCGATTGACCCGGGGGGAAGGAAGGACAAGAACATCGCAGAGACCTTGGCCTTTGTCCGGGAGCATCCGGACTGGGCCGTGTCTTTTCAGACTCATAAATTCGTGGGGCTTCAATGACTGAGAAAGAGCGTTTCGTTCAGGGAGTAGCCCGGGCGAGCGAGGCCATGATGGCAGAGTTCCGGACTCTCGGAGTCCCGGTGGACCATCCCGGTTTGAAGGACACCCCCTCAAGAGTTGGGCGGGCATGGTGGGAGATTCTCGAAGGGTATCGGATGGAACCGAAGGAGATTCTCTCCCGAGCTTTCCCGGGGGAGAGTTACGACCAAATGATTGTCCTTCGTCAGGTGACCTTCCACTCGACTTGCGAGCATCACCTTCTTCCCTTCTCCGGAGTGGCGACAGTCGGATACATTCCCCGGGGGGATGCGGTCGTCGGTCTCTCGAAGCTGGCTCGCCTCGTGGATGCCTATTCCCGGCGTCTCCAGATTCAGGAACGGATGACCATTCAGATTGCCGACGCTCTTGAAGAGAATCTGAACCCCTTGGGGCTCGGCGTAGTCATCCGGGCGACTCACGACTGTATGGTTTGCCGGGGAGTCAAGAAGCCCGGGGCTGAGATGGTGACCTCGGTTCTCCGGGGGGCCGTAATAGAAGACTCCGCCGTTCGGGCGGAATTCATGGCGCTGTCGAGATAGGAGGGGGTATGCAGATTATTCCCTATTACTCCATAGGCGGGTCCAAGTCGGAGATTGAGCTTCTCATGGAGGAGGGGGTCAAGAGTGTTCTCATCTCTTACGCATACATGTCGAAGGGGCTCCCCGAGTTTTTGGTCGACTTGGTCAAGAAGGGGAAGCTCACTCACGTCATGGTAGATTCCGGGGCCTTCACCAATTACTCGAAGCCCGGGACGGTAACTCTCCCGGACTATATGAAGTTCCTCGAAGACTGGGCTCCTGAAGTGACGGAGTATGCGGTCCTCGACAATCTCCGGTCCCGGTCGGCTACCCTCGCAACCTACGAGAAGATGGTCGAGGCCGGTCTGGACCCGATGCTTATTGACCATATCTATTTTCCGTGGTCCGACAAACTGTCCCCCTACTATGCGACGGGAAAGAAGCTGGGGTGGGGAGGCATGGTCATCGGAGGCGCCGGGTCACGTGTCCCGAGGGCGAAGTTGGCCGCGTCAGTTGAGAAACGGGCGGGGTTTGCTCGGGAGGGGAAGAAGACTCCCATTCACCTCTACGGGGTGGGACAGCGGGCATGGAGATTCCTTCCCTACTTTGACGTGGTGACCTCCCTCGATTCGACGGCGTGGGTACGGGGGCCCTCCGGCTTCGGGGCCATCATGCACTATACCTCGGCAGAAGAGGCCGGGGAGTTTCCGAGGATGCGTTCCACTCACCACAAGGCCGAATACTCCCCGGAGCTCAAGGAAAAGATTCGCAAGGAGAAGCTGGACATGTCCTTCTGGAAGGATCGGATCCGCTTTGCCATCCGGGAGTTCCAGAGATATTATCCGGCCCTTGAGAAGTTCTATGCGAAGAACGCGGGGAAGAACGAGGAGGAGTGGACAAGCCTCATCAAGCGGATGGACGCCGACTTCGAGGCTCCTTATGTTCCGCCGCCTCTGAGTCTCTACTTCTCGAACCTTCCCGACTCCGCAGTCTGGCCCGGTCAGGTTCTAGCGAAGAGAGAGCCCGAGGTTCAGGTGGATCTCCTGCCCGTCGATCTGACCGCTATCACTGACTTCCCCTCAGTGGCGAAGGCGTTCACCTCGGCCCGGGAGACCGGAGAGGTGGCCGCGTCCGAGGACGAGTGGGCCCAGCTCCTCGCCTCGGGGCTTGTCAAGGTCTCCCTTTCCGAGAGCCTTCAGAAGAGGGGCGGTAAGACCGGTTCTGTCGAGGTCCCCATCCTGAAGTCTGACGAGATGAAGCGGCTCGTCTATGGACCGGCTCTCATCCCCTCCGTATTCGAGGCCGACGGGACCATCGTCGAGGGAGAGGCCGACGCTCAAGGGGATGTCGTCACGGCCGAGAACATAGAGGCGGCCGCGCACGACTACCTCGAAAGATACAACGAGTCCTCGCGGACTGGCTTCATGCACACGGCCTTCAATAAGGACATTCGAGTCGTCGAGTCCTACATCCTTCCGGTCGAGATGAAGTTCGGGAGCCGGACTCTTCCGAAGGGAACGTGGATGATAGTCATGCGAGTCCTTGACGATGCAGTCTGGGCCAAGGTATTATCGAAAGAGATTACCGGGTTCTCCATCGGTGGCGTAGCAAAAGAGTATCGACTCTTCGGTGAGGAAGGGGAGAAGGACGAATGAGCGGAGAGAAGAAGGCCAGACGGGAACTGATTCGGATTCGCGTGAATGAAATTTCCCCGGTGGACCGTCCGGCCATCGAGGAATCTTTTGTTCTCATCAAGGCCCTTTCCGGCTCGACGACCCTCCCTCTTGCGGACGACGTGACGGAGTGGGATTCGACGGCGGCTCAGGGGCGCATCCTTGAAGCGTTCACGAAGGACGGAGAGACCGACTGGGCCAAGGTTCACTCGGCGGCTTTCTGGTACGATGTGGACAACGCCGAGAAGATGTCCGGACATAAGCTCTTCTTTGCGGACATCGTGGACGGAACTCTGAAGGCCATCCCCCGGGGGGTGATTGCGGTCGCGGCGGTCCTTCAGGGGGCGCGTGGCGGAGTGGACATTCCCGAGTCGGATATCGACGGGGTGAGGGCGAAGGTGGCGACTTACTACAAGCGCATGGAACTTGGAGAGCCGCCGTGGGAGAAGAAGGCCACTGACGCGGATAGCGTCGGGAAGTCGGAGGGGAACATGAGGACGAAAGAGGAACAGGCGAAGGTCGCCAAGGTCATCGTGGAGAAGAGCCTTGCCCTGCACAAGGCGGCGGGGGAGAAGACCACTCTTCACGCGGCTCTCTTCGGAGAGAAGCTGGCTCTGGCGATGGCCGGAATCGAAGAGATTACGGCCCGGGCCGGGGAGATGGAGACCGACGAACTGAGGGACAAGATTCGGGGCATCTCGAATCTCCTCTGGTCGGCCGAGGACCTCGCTGGCGTCATCGGCCTGACCAAGAAGGTCCACAAGTCCCTCGAAGAAGGCGACGAGGCCACCGCGTTCGACGTCCTCTCGGAAGGTGTCAAGAATATGTTGGCCGAGCTGGAGAAGGCGAAGAAGGCCGAGGGCGAAGAAGACCCCGAGGAGAAGGCGAAGAAGGCCAAGAAGCCGGACGGTGAAGAGACCGACCCGGAGGCCGAGGACGAGGAAAAGATGAAGAAGGCCAAGAAGCCCGAGGAAGACTCGGAAGAGGACGACCCCGAGAAGAAGGCCAAGAAGCCGGAAGATGACACCCCTCCGGACGGCGAAGAGACCGACCCGGAGAAGAAGAAGGACACCTACAAGAGGCGTCTCACGAAGGCCCGCATCGAGAAGCTGACCTCCGCGTTCACTGCCCTCAGTGAAATCCTGAAGGAGCTGGGCGCGGACAACCTGTCGGACCTTTCGACCATGACCAAGTCGGTCGAGGGCATCGAAGGGACCGAGGCCGTCATCAAGGTCGTGAAGTCCCTCGTGGGTCCCGGCGAGACCGAGATTCAGAAGAGGGCGAACGAGACCGACGCGCTCAAGGCCGAGGTTGAAGTTCTCAAGAAGAAGGTCGGCGACCTCGAACAGCTCGGAGTCACGAAGTCCCTCGGGGGCGACGGGGTTCCGGTCAAGAAGTCCGAGGGCTCCATGTGGAAGGGCGTCGTATAACCCGGGGAGGGGAGAGCGATGGAACACAAGAACGGGACGAACTTCGATTATCCGAGCTTCATCGGATGGGGCTCGGCTGACCTCCCCGAACTGGTCAACGTCTTCGCGGGAATCGACTCCCGCTTCACGACGGTCCTGAACCTCGTGGCGGCTCTTCAGGCTCGCATGGCCGAGCCGGTTGCCGACGTCACGGCACTCAAGGCCATCAACACGACCGACGCGACGATGTGGCCGGACCGCATCATCATCTTCGTCGAAGGAGAGGCTCGCTACTTCTCCCTTGACAGGGGCTCGTCGGCGGCCGAGGATCTGGGCCCGCCCGTTGAGGTCGTCGCTCCGACGACCGGGGTCGGACGGTGGCTCGTGGTCGAGGCGACCATCGGGACGGCCGACCTCAAGGACGCTTGCGTGACTCTGGCGAAGGGCGCGGCCGACCTCATCGACTCCGCGAATCATACCTTCGACCCGGGCTCCTCGGGTCTGGTCTCGACGAATCCGGAAGCGGCCATCCTCGAAGTGCTGGACCTTCTGGTCAAGCGCGGCCTCGTCGCTCCGGTGGACGCGGCTCTGGCCGGGGGCTCCATCCCGGCGGCTCCGGCGGACGGATACCGGGTCTTCTGCACCGCGACGGCGGGCGGTTTCGACGCCGGGAAGATTTACACCTACGACGGGACGGGGGCGACTTACGACGCCGGGGTGAGTCTGGCGGAGAAACAGGCGGTCCTCGTCGGGGGTGCGTCTCCGGACCTCATCGTGGTCGGCTCGGGCGGCGCGGTCGAAGCCTTCTCCCTGAAGGCGAATCAGGTGGTTCCGGCTCAGGTCGGGAACTTCGCCGCCCTCAACGCGGGAGGGGACCTCGTCGATTCCTTCCAGAGCTACAACACGGTCGCCCCGGTGGTCGAGGGGAACAATCGTTCTCTGGCCTCCATCCCGGCCAATTCGCTCGTCGCCGTTCAGGGTCACGAAACTGCCGGGGCGGCGGCCGGTCAGCTTTCGGTTCCTCTGCTCGTCGGCGGGACCGCCCTGAATACGGATGACGGCTGGCTCTACGGTTCCCTGTCCGACGCGGCCGGGACCCGGACGGTCAATCTCTACTCCGACTCGGCTCGCTCGGTCCTCGTGGCTTCCGGGAGCAAGGCCGGAGACGGCGAGATTACGCTCGCCGAGGTGAGCAGCTCGGGTCTCTCGGGGAAGATTACCGTCACCTACACGGCCGACGGCGACTTCACCATCCTGACCCAGCTCTCCGGGACTCCGAACTTCCGCATCTTCGACGGGACCTCGGATGCGGCGGAGGACCTCGTCGGCGCGGCCCTCTCGACGGCTCTGGACGGCGAGGGCATTACGGTCATGGTCGGCCGGAAGACTCAGGTCCTTGTTCAGGACACCATCGACGTCGAGGCCGGGGACTCCCTCTACTTCAGCACCGCGGTCCCCGGCCGGGTGACCTCGGTGGACCCGGGTGGAGCGACGGTGATTGCGACGGCTCTGACCTCGGTCGTGGGCGGCACGGACGAGACGGTCTGGCTCATGTTCAAGTAAGGGGCTTCGATGGGGGTTCCCCCGGGTTGGGGAGTCTGCTATTATGGAATTGCAGGGCGGTAAAGCCCACGGACTTTAGGAGGACTTAAATGTCGAACATGACCAATGAAGAGCTGCTTCAGAAGGCGGCAATCACGACCGACGCGCTGGCGTCGGCGGGTAAACTGAACCCTGCTCAGAGCGCGAAGTTTCTGGACTACGTCGTCGAAGAAGCGAAGCTGAAGAGCATCGCTCGCGTCGAGCGGATGTCCAAGGGCGAAGCGTGGGAAATCGACAAGATCGGTGTCGGCCGTCGCGTGGCGGTTCCGGCCTCCGAAGCGCAGGACCCGAAGATTCGTCGGGGCGTCACGACCTCCAAGGTCACCGTCGTCCCGAAGGAAATCATGGTCCCCTTCGAGCTGGGTGACCAGTTCAAGCAGGTCAACATCGAAGGCGACGACGTCGAAGACGTCATCGTCCGCATGATGGCTCGTCAGGCCGCCAACGACCTCGAAGAGCTGTTCCTGAACGGCAACACCCTCGGCGCGGCGGTTCTCGAATCCGAATACATGGACGGCGGAAGCGACACCCATTACCGCAAGGACTCCTACCTCGCCCTCTACGACGGCTTCCTCCGTCTGGCGGACGCGGGCGGCTCGGTCGATGCGGCGGGCGCGAACGTCGCGGCGGCCATCTTCGGTCAGGCCATGCGCCAGATGCCGACCAAGTTCCGCAGGAACCGGCAGAATCTCCGCTGGCTCATGCCCTCGGACATCCTCGAACTGTGGAACGAGAAGATTGCGGCCCGGGCGACCGGAGCTGGCGATGCGGCCCTGACCGGATTCGACGGTGTGCCGAAGATTTTCGGCGTCCCGGCCATCGACGTCCCCCTGATGCCCTTCGAGTCCCGCGTGGTCGAACACGTCACCCTGAACGGAACGACGGCGGTCAATCTCCGCTACGCCCCGGTCAAGGACGTCGTGGTCACCCCCTCGACGCTGGGCGTCGTCCCGACGGCGGCCTACATCTCCGCGACGGACTACACGGTCAGCCTCGCCAACGGGACCATCGTCCGTATCGGCGGCGGTGCAATCACCGACGGTCAGGTGGTCAAGGTCACCTACACCGCTCGTCCGCAGATTCTCCTGACCGCGCTCCAGAACCTCATCATCGTTCTGGCGAAGGAAATCACCATCGAGAAGGACAGGGACATCTTCCGGGGCGTGAATCAGTACGCGATTCGCATGACGGCTGGCGTCGGAATCGAAGAAGACACGGCCCTCGTCAAGGTGAAGAACCTCGGCACGAGCGTCTGATTCCCTCACTTCCTCAGGAGGACCCATGCCCTCTCTCATCCCTGAATACCTCGAATTCGAGCTGGCTTCCGGCGGACCCGTCTCCTACGGCTTCCCCGGGGGCGATGTCTGGGTAAGAGGCAAGATTTACGCGACGGAAGACCCCGCCGTGATAAGACTTGTCCTCGGGTCCTCGACCTTCAAGGTCGTTCACTCCCGGGGTTCCGTCCCGATTCCGAAGATGCTTCTCGTTGACCCGACCCCGATTGCGGCTCAGGCCGCCCGGTCTGTCCGGGCGGGGGTCGTCACCTCGGTCCCCTCCGCGACTGTCGCTATGCGTCTCGTGGAGGAGGCCAGAGGGACGGCGGAGAGGGCGAGGAAGGCCGTTCTCGCGGCCGCCACGCAGGAAGACCCTGCCGAGGCCCCGGAGGGGCTGGAATCGCCTCCCAAGGGGTCGGAACGGGGCGTCCCCGAGGATATCCCCGAGTACGACGTCCGGACGAAGAGGGACGAGCTCCTTCAGATTGCCGGGCGGTTCGGGGTCGAGCTTCCGGGAGACCAGCCGTCCAAGGCCCAGATAGTCGCTTGCCTCGACGAGTTCTTTGCGACGAGGAGGGAGCCGTGATAATCAAGTATCTCGGAGAGACGACTCTGGAGCTGGAGCTCCCTCAGTCTTTCAAGGGACGGCGGGGAGTTCTGCGGTTACTCCCGGACCGGCCGACCGAGGTCTCCGAGGCCGAGTGGCTTGTCCTCTCTCAGAGGGGCGTCCCTCACAAGGTCCTCCATCGGAAGGTCGAACCCCTGAAGGTTCCCCCTCAGGTCGTCTCCTCCGAGGTCCCGGAGAAGCCCCCCGTCAAGAAGGGGAAGGGGCGGAAGACCCGGGGGGCGTGATGCGAGTCAATCTGGCGGACGGCACGACTCTGACGTTCGACCTTGACTCCGCAATCGACCGGACCCGCTGGGAATCCTTTCAATCCGATTACAACAAGCAACAGCAGATTAGGGGTGTCGTCTTGACTGGGGGAGGGATGGAGGTCGCCGTCCCTTCTCCGCTTCGCTTCAGGAGGGTTGACCGGATCGTCGAGAGATGCCTTCGCCCGGGGACGGAGGAGGTTCTCGCGGAGAAGGTGACAATCCTCGCAGACGACGTGAGTTTGGAAGTGCTATCATATACGGGAAGACCGGTCGTCCGAGTATCTCTGACTCGCTCCGGTCGTCCTATGTTTTTGTCGCATTACCGGAGGGACCATGAATAAGATGTTGATAGGACAGTGGTCAACGCATCGGGAAGAGGCCGGGACTCCGGTGACCGCAGATGCCGCGATGTCGGGAACCTTTCCGGTCCGGACAGGTGTCCTCAACACGGCGGGCTTCGAGTCCATCCGGGCGGTCGTGGACATCGGCGGAGGAACGACTCCGAAGGTGACAATCGACTGGTTCTCCTACGATGCGGAGCTGGACTCCCCGGGCTCGGCGGGAGCCTTCCATCTTCTCGGGACTTCGACCGACGTGACTCCCGGGGGAATCGTGGACCTGACCACTTTCGGACATCGGGTCTTCGCCCGGGTGACCGCCGTCTCCGGCTCGCCGACGAGCTTTAGGATTCGTGTGACTCCGGGGAAGGTTGCCGGGGCATAGGGGGTCCTCATGGGCGTCTCTTTGATTAAGTCTCGGCCCGTTTCGCCTCGGGACCTCGTCCTCTACTACGGGGTTGACGGGCTGGCCTCCGACCCCTTTAAGGTCGAGCTTGAGCTTCTGAACGGCTCGACCGGGGCCTCTGTTCTTGCGAAGCAGGACATCACCTCGACCGGCCGCCTCGGTCTCGGCCAGTACGGACTCCCGAGCTGGATTCCGTCTTCGACCCTGCCCCGGGGGAGGGCGGTCTGGTATGTCACCCCGGTCGTCGGAGGGTCCGTCGTTCAGTTCGAGAGGGACTTCGAGGTCCTTGATTCCTCGGTCTCCCAGTCCCCCGGGGTGGGATTGGTCCTCCTCGACGACCTCAGACAGGCGGGATTGACGACGGCGATGGCCTCGGATGTCAAGGTTCACTTGGCTATCTTGAGGTGGTCGGCCCTCATCGAGAAGGTCGCCCGTCAGAGGTTCCGGCCGACATACGACAGGGTCAGGGTCAGAGGGGAGTCGGGCTCTGGTCAGATTCCCCTCCCGGAGACCTTGGCCGTCATGACCGAGATTTACCTCAATGAATCGACGACTCCGACGGACATCACGAATTTCCGGGTCTTCGGCGGCGGGGCCTTTGAGAGGGGGCATCCCTTCATCGAGGTCGCCAGTTCTCTTGACTTCTTCGCCCCCTCGACGGCCCTTGGGGGATTCGTCTCCGGGATGAGGCAGCATGTAGTCGGTCTCTGGGGGTTCTTTGACGCTTTCACCGGACGGGCCCCGGAGGAGATTCGACAGGCTTGCATTACCGGGGTCATCCTGACCTTGGCTCCTCACTCCTCCTTGGTCGGGGGGTCGATGTCCGGACGAATCAAGAGGGAGAGGACGGACAGTCACGAGATAGAGTATGCCCTTTCGACGGGGAACATCTCGGGCTCTCTCTTGGCTCTTCTGAAGGACCCCGCGATTCGGGACGCAATCAATCTCTATCGCGGGCCGGTGACCGTGGCGGCTCCTTACGGAGGACTCTGAGATGCCCGTCCCGAACCTTCTCAATCCGGTCAATGTCGTGATAGAGCCCGGGGCTCCGGCGGTGACCCGCTTTGACGAGGACGCGAGGGAGCCGGTGAGGACGCTGAAGAAGGGGCCCCCGATATCCCTCCTCGCTCAAGTAGAGTGGGCGATTACCTCTCCGAGGGCTTTTGCTACGGGGCCGGTTCAGGGAGCCACTGGATATCTTGTGGTCCGGAAGGTGGACATCGACGCGATTCCGTACTCTCCGCGTCGGGGGGACAAGGTAACAGTCATCGGCAATCAAACGACGGACCTTTATCTCTCCCACGTCGCTCCGACGGGACATTACACGGATGCGGGGGGGACGACCTTGTTCCGGCTGTACTTCGAGGACCGGAGGCCCGCCTCCGGAGTGGCGAGGGCATAATGGCCTCGGTGTCGGTAAAGTTTACGGGGGAGTGGAAGAAGCTCGCCCTGATAACGGACCCCTCGAAGATGACCCCGATTCTCCGGAAGTACGTCGGGCGGGCGACGGCCCGGAATGCTCATCTCGCGGCCGCCGCAATTCGGAAGGCGATTCGGGGAGGAGGCTTCTCGGCCAACGCACCTCTTACGGTCTCGGTCAAGGGCTCCTCGAAGCCGCTGGTCGATAATGGCGAGCTCTTTAAGGCGGTGACGGTCGGGATTCACGGATGGAGGTCGGCCTTTGCTGGACTCATCCGGACGAGCGATGACCCGACAGACCCGGCCAACATCGGCCTCGTCTTGCACGAGGGGACAACGATGGAGGTGACGTGGGAGATGCGGGCTCTCTTCGACCTCCTGTGGAAGGTCACCGTGAGGGGGCACTCCCCGTCTATCCTGACCGGGAGGGCGAAGGAACTTTATGAGAGGAACCCGACGGCCAAGTGGTATCCCCTGAAGGAGGCGACCGTGGCAATCGTCATCCCCGGGAGGCCCTTCGTGAAGGACGCGATGACCTCAGAGCTGAAGGAACAGATTCTTCAGAATTGGACTCAGGCGGTTGAGGACGCTTACACCTCAGCGGGTTAGGAGAGACGGATGCTCAGGACAATCTCTCATGCGATTGAGTTCCCCTTTCACGCCTATTCGGGGATGGCCTTTTCCGACCCGGCCCTTATTCATATCGACTCGGACAGGAACCTCCTGAAGTTGAGGGCGGTCAAGGGGAAGTATTCGACGACGGCGAATATCAAGGCTCGACCTCCGGTCTTCGAGGCCCGGGCGATGACTCGCCTCCTCGGGTTCGACCTTTCCTTCTCGGCCCCCGAGGAAGACGTCGGAGCGGCTACGACGGGAATCGGTCTCCGGCTTTTCGACGGGACCTCGGAGAAGTATTGGAACGGGACGGGATGGGTCGTGGCCGGGGCGGGGAACTGGAACACCTTGGCCGAGATTCAGGCCCATCTCGGGACCTTCCCGCTGGGGACGAGCAGACTGCTGGCCCCGGTCTTCAATCTCTGGACGAAGGACTCGGGATACACCCCCGAGGTCTCTCGGGCGGTTTTCCTTTTCTCGGCGGAGGTTCCCTCCTTCGAGGAGCTCTGGGTCCTGAGGACGCTGGTCCCCCGGATGAAAGACATTCGTCCGGAGGCCGACCTCATAGCTGAGTGGGGGACGACGGGGGTCTCCTTCGACTTGAGCGGGCTGACTTTCGAGGAGCCGCTCGGGGAAGGGCTGGCCGGGATAACGCTGGTCTTCGGACTCTGGGACCTGACCGCCGACCCGGGGAAGACGAACAATCTGGCCTCGGCTTTCAGTCCTTCGACGAAGGTCATCACCTCCTCCGCTTCGATTACGGCGGGACACGAGGTCCTCATTCGGGTCGGGTACACCCCTGTCGTCGCCGTCCTCACTCATCCGGACTACAACGAGCTCTCGGGGATACCATGTATCTCCGTCGCCTCTGTAGTCGAGACGACCTCTGGAGATTCTCCCGTTCAGGAGACGACGGTAGTCCGGACGACCGGAGCGGGGCGGGGGGTCAGGCTTCGACAGGTTGACTATCTCGTGTCTCTTCGAGTCACTACATCGAGGCTTGTGGACCTTCTGAGATTGACCTCTGCTCTCAGGACTGACTTTCTCAAATTACCCGTGCTACAATGCAAAGAGGTCGGGGCGTTTGCCGACCTTCAGGTCATTGAAGGATTGAATCAGACCCCCTCGGCGGGTAAGGGTCATTTGCAGGAGGCCGGACTATCGGTCCGGATTCGTCACGCTAAGGTCTGGGATTATGAGGAAACACAGGGGACCGGGGTCGTCCGGACGGTTGTTTCGTTGCAAGAGGATTGACGGGAGGTAGGTATGGCAATTCGTCGGTTTGGCCCGGTCAAGGGCGCAGGGACGGTCGTCGTCGAGAAGACGGGGGCCCAGTCCATCACGCCGAGCGCATTCGGCGTCATCGGGGTCGTCGGCCAGTTTGAGCGCGGGGAAGTCTCCCGGGCCGCTGCACCGAGGGCGAACTACTGCGGAGGTCCGGCGAGCTTCGCCGCGAAGATGGGCGGCCGGATGGCCGGGTCCATAACGCCCGACGCCGTTCAGGACTACTTCTCGCACTCCGAAGGAGCGGGCGAGGTCGTCGCCGTTCGCGTGACGGACGGGACCGAGAAGGCGGCCCGGGTGGACCTCTACTCGCGTCACTGGGGTGCGGGGGCGGAGAGCCATCTCTTCCCGAGCTCCGAGCTCGACAATCAGTCCCAGACCAAGGTCCCGGTCCTCAGGGTCACCGCGAAGAACGGCGGCCGCTGGGGTGGTCGTCGGCGTCAGCTCCCCTTCGGGAGGGTGACTGTGGCGACTGCGGTCGAGGAGACCTCCATCGACCTCGGATGCGCGATGCGGGAGAACGAGTTCGCGGGAGCGACCCTCTTCATCATCGAGCTCAACAAGTCCTATGAAGTCGTGGCGAACACGACCGCCGGGGTCATCGTCCTGAAGTCCGACTGCACACTCCTGAGCGATGCCGGTTCCGAGACTACCCTCTCCGGAGTCGTCGGCCTCGACAATCTCGAACTGGAGACCGGAGCCCGGAAGGGACTCGGCGTCCGGGTCAAGGAAGCGACCATCGACCCGTCGGTGAACTTCGGTCTCGAAGTTTACGTTGACGGCGAGCTCGTCCTGAACTACGACACCCTCTCGATGGACCCGGCCTCGGCCTACTTCATTGAGAGCCTTGTGAATGAGGACTCCTCGAACACTTACGTCGAGGTCGAGAGCCTCCTCCCCGACGGAACGACCATCATCCCGGACCTCCGTCCGGCGAACTTCTACGGACGGCTGGTCGAACTGACCGCGACGGAAGCCCGTTTCCGGACGGCTCAGGTCGTTCAGGCCCCGGCAAACGCTCGTGTCGTGGCGGTTCAGTGCGAGCCTCTCCCGGCCGCCTTCCTGTCTTCCGGGCTCCGTATCGTCGGAACGTGGAATCTCGGGACCGGGCATTATGACATCGAGATTCGCGGCATCCGCCACGAGGCGAACGGGGACGAACCGCTCCCGCTTCCGGGGGCTTGCTTCGACGTCGGAGTCGGGGAGCAGTACCACAAGCACATCACGGCCGGGGGCGTGGACCTCATCATCGACCACGAAGCGGCGGTCGCCGACGGAGCCCAGCTCATCATCGACGTCCTCCCGCTGGAGACGGCGAGCCTCGAAGGGGCCATCTATGTCCCGGACGCCAAGAACGCTCCTTACCGGAGGTTCCGGGTTGTTCGCGGGGACTTTGAGTCTGTGGTCATCGAGAGTGGCGACCCCCGGACGGTGGTGGCCTCGACTCTGGCTTCGGTCAGGGGCTCGGTCGCGGGACCCTTCGCCATCTCGACGGGGGTGAATGACCTCCTTCAGGTCAAGGTGGACGGATACACTTCGGTCGCCGTGACTCTGACTGCCGGGGCCTCCCGAACGGCGGCTCAGGTCGCCACGGACATCAACACGGCCTTTGACGCCATCTTCGGGACCGGTGTCCTGAACCCGGCCCGGGCCGACGGGGACTATCTGGAGCTCCTCTCCCCCGGGTTCGCCGGTCGTGGACATCGCTCCTCGATTGAGCTGGACGCCGCGACGACTCCGGCCTACGCGACTCTGGGACTGGTCGAGGGAGACACCTACGGGACCGACTCGACCGGACCGGAGTCGGCGGAGCTGGTCTCCCGGGTGGTCGGCCCCTTCGCCATCACAGGGGAGACCAATGACGGGTACTCCTTCAAGGTCGATGGCCGGAAGGAGGTCTCCGGGACCCTCACGGCCGGAGCCGCAAGAACGGCGGCCCAGATTGCGACGGAACTGAACGCGGCCTTCGACGCGGTCTTCGGAGCCGGGAACGTGAATCCCTTCTCCGTTTACACCGACGACAGCGGCGACCACTTGAAGGTGACCTCCCCGGGATTCGACGGCGGCGGACCGGCTTCGAGCATCGAGATTCTCGCGGCGGCGAACGATTGCTACGAGACCCTCGGATTCCTGCCCTCTTCGGTGTCTCCGCTGGTTCGGGGTCTGGCCGGGGCCGAAGGGATGCTCATGTATCTCGACGAGCCCGCGAACGGACACGACGGAGGGGCCCCCTCGGATCAGGACTACATCGACGCACTCTCCATCTCGAATTCGCCCTTCAATAAGGTCGAGGGGAAGGGGAAGGGCGTCCTTCAGCTCATCGCCCCCGGGGTGACCTCGACGATGGTTCAGCAGGCGGGCATCGCCTACGCCGAAGCCAAGAATCACGTCTTCGTGGTTCAGGCCCCGGTTGCTCTGACCGACGAACAGGCGATGGTTGACTACTTCAACGGGACCATCGGTCGGTCGGACTTCGCCCTGACCTACGTCCCTTCGTTCGCCTACGTTCAGGACCCGGATGGAGCCGGGGCCCTGAAGCTCGTGGCGACCGCTCCGATGGAGATGGGCCGGGATGCCCTCTTCGCCCGGAACGGGCTGGCTTACTCCCGTCCGGCCGCCGGTCTGGACGCGACTCTCCCGAGGATTGTCAAGCTCCCGACGACCCAGAGCGACGGCGACGACCGCCAGCTCAATGAGGAGATTCTGACTCCGCAGGGAATCAACGTCATCCGGAAGAAGAAGGGGAATTACGTCGTCTGGGGCGCGAGGATGCTCTGCCGGGACACGAACTTCCAGTGGAAGTCCCACCGCCTCCAGCTCTCCCATTATGAACACACCATGATGGAGGAGTTCGACTGGGTTATCTTCATGCTGAACGACGCGGCCACGCGGCGTCAGTTGAAGACCGTCTTCAACGGCTTCTTCGCCCCGGAACTGGCGAAGGGTGCGATTCTGGGCGGGAGTCTGGAGGATGCTCTCCGGCTGAAGATTGACGAGGAGAACAATCCTCCGTCCGAGGTCGGAGCGGGGAACCTGAACGCCGAGATGTCCCTGAAGTTCCCGGATATCGTCGAGCGTTTCGTCATCACCATCAACAAGGCCGGTGTCTTCGAGGGCACGTCGTAATTGAGGGAGGGTCATCATGTCGGTTAAGGGCGCAATCAAAGAGGATCACATGCCGCTGAACAAGTATGAGGTCACGGTCGCGGGGCTTCCCCCGCTGACCTTCATCAACGTCTCGGGGATGGAGAACGAGATAGAGGCGGTCACCCTCCCGGACCGGACGGTCGCCTCTGGCGGCCAGACGAAGCCCGGGACGTTCACCGCCAAGGTCCCCCTCCATCACACCATCGAGAGGAAGGCTCTTGAGGCGTGGCATCTGGAGAACAAGGACCCGAAGTCTCCGACAGCCAAGAAGGTCGCTACCTTCACGGCTATCTCTGGAACCGGGACCAACGCGGCGGCCTTCACCCTCCTCGGGGTCTGGCCGACTAAGTGGGGCCTGCCGGAGTTCTCGATGGAGAACGAGGGCGAGATGGCAACGCAGGAATGGTCGTTCAGCTTCGACGACATTCTGCCCCTGAGTTAGTCGCTCCTTTCAGGAGCCTCAACAATCCCTGAGGGGAAATTGGGAGGTTATCAATGTATCTCACGACAGTCGGAAAAAGAGGAGACGTTCTTCCCGTCGGGCTGGCCCCGGCCGGAGGACTCATCCGCGCTCAGGACTTCAGTTTCAAGAACTGGACATCGACGGACGAGGTCGCAATCGGCCGCATCCGGGACAAGGACAGGACCCTGAATGAGGGAGAATTCGTGACGAGGGTTCTCGCTCACTTCCTCCGGACGTGGTGTGGGGTTTCTTTCGATGGGCTCGATGACGTCTCGAAGCTCCTTCTCCTGAAGAAGTCCTCGGCCGCAGACGTTCTCTATGCGTGGTTCCGCCTGAGGCAGGACGTCCTCGGGAACAATTACACGATGGATATGTCCTGCGGGAATTGCAAGCATCCGATTCCATACGAGATTGACCTCGGCTCGACTGAGGTCTTCGTGACGGACCCGGATGAGGACCCGACGTGGGAGTTCGAGCTGGCCGACGGGGTCGAGTGGATGGATAAGACCCGGAAGGTCCTGACCCTCCAGCCGATTCCGTGGGGAGTTCAGGAGAGGGTCTATGCCGGGGAGGAGGGCGAAGGGACTGTGAACATCGGGACCATGAAGCTCGCCCTTGTGACTGGCTCCATCATTCGTCTTGAGGGGATGGACCATGACGTCGCAATCCCCTCCGGAAGACTCCAGTTCTCGAAGCGGGACCTTGAAGGTCTGTCCTCCTCCATCGTGGAGATGAACCCGGGCCTCGACCTGATAGTCGAGGTCGAGTGCCCGAAGTGTCACCTCAGGCTGAGACGCCCGGTGAACTGGGTCTATGACAGTTTTTTCTCCGTCGAGGCTCCGGCTTCTTCCGGTGGGCGGACCTCGACCAAATCCGGGAGGAGTGCTTTGCGCTCGCGTATGGAATCAAAGGAATCGGCGGACTCCTCGAATCCATGCGACCCGGAGACCGACACTGGTACCTCGTCCGACTAACTCGGCAGAAGAAGGCCGAGGCCAAAGCGGTCGAGGACGCTCGGGCGGCCGCGAAAAGCCGCAGGAGGAAGTGACCCATGTTTGAGGAACTCGGTCTCGGTATCAAGCTGACGTTCGACACGGGCGATGCCGAGAAGAAGATGGCACTTCTTGGGGCCTCGCAGCGGAAGATGAAGGAGGGCTTCTCTGACATTCGCTCCGGGGCGAACGAAGTCATGGCGTCTCTGGCGACCTTCGGCGCTGTGGCGACCGGTGGAGCCGCTCTCGCGGTCCGGGAATACGCCAAGCTGGAGACCGGTCTGGCGAAAATCGGAACCCTTCTTCCCGGTGGAATCAGCGAAGCCAAAGAGATGTCCGGGGCACTCGAAGAGATGTCCATGCAGTTCGGGGTCTCGCTCGGGAAAATCTCTGAGGGTACATTCGAGGCCATCTCTGCGAACGTTGGGACAGGGCAGAAGGCCCTTGACTTCGTGGCCGTCGCTCAGAAGGCCGCGACCGGTGGCTTCACTACCACGGCCACCGCAGTTGACGGGCTGACGAACGTCATCAATGCCTACGGAATGGACTCCTCGGAGGCGATGCGGATTGCGGACGAGATGTTCCTTGCAAATCAGTACGGGAAGACGACCTTCGAGGAACTGTCCCGGTCCATCGGACAGGTGGCTCCTACTGCGGCTCTGGCCGGGGTCAGCAGCGACCAGCTCTTCGCTGCAATCGCCGCGATGACGAATCAGGGTATTGATACCTCGATGTCCGTGGTCTCCCTGAATCAGGCGATGCTCGCCTACATCTCTCCCACGAAGGAAGCGGCCACCGCCGCCAAGCAGTTCGGAATCGAGCTTACTCCGACGACCCTCCGGACGAAGGGTCTGGCCGGGGCTCTGGCCGAGGTGGAGCAGAAGGTCGGGAAGGACGAGGAGGCTCTGGCGAGCATCTTCGGGAACGTCCGCTCCTTCCGAGCGGCGGCGGTATTGGCTGGGACCGGGGCGGAGTTCTTCAACACGACCCTCGGGAAGATGCACACAGAACTCGGAATCACGGACAGGAACTTCAAGGACGTTTCGGGGACTCTGTCCTTCCAGTTTAGCCGGGTCGTCGAGACCGCCCGGGTCTTGGTCGGGAAGCTCGGCGGGGCACTCGTCGAAGAGTTCGGAATCGGGAGCGCGGCCGGGGGCGCGGCGGACTGGCTCGCCAAGCGCGTCGATGGAATCACGGAAGCGGCCCGGGGAATGTTCAGGTTCCTGAAGACCGGCTTCGACCAGCTCGGTCTTGCCGACCAGTTCGACCGGGCAACGGCAGCCGCCGCTCGTCTGGGGCAGACGATGGAGGGGATGGGGAAGGAGGGAGGTCCGGCCGGGGACCTGAAGGCGAAGTTCGCAGCTCTAGGAGTCCTCGGAGTCGTCCTCTCTCCTCTGGCCGTCCTGCTGAAGCCCATCTTCGGTCTCTTCGGGGGACTGCTCAAAATGGGGGGCGGACTAAGCAAGGTCTTTCAAGGGCTCAGTGGAGCTATCAGTGGAATGTCGGGAGCACTGCTAGCTGGGACCAAGGTTATTCCGATCATCGGCTGGATAATCACCGGGATCACTCTCTTGGTTCAGGCTATTCGGGAAAATTCCGGGGGGCTCCGGGATGTACTGGCGTCTGTAGGGGCTGGTTTCGTCGATCTTTGGCAGAATGGCGTCTCTCCTTTTATCTCGGCGGTCTCGAATTATTTGGGGCCAACGATTAGTGCCTTGTTAGTCCCGGCCGGAGCGCTTCTTGGGGGCGTCCTTAAAACACTCTCGTCGGTTTTGGTCGCTCTGCTCGGTCCCGTTTTCCGCCTCGCTTCGGCTGTGCTTAAACTGGTCGGAAAAGCGCTCCGGCCGTGGGTGACTGTAATCTCGAATCTCTCGACTCTCGTTATAACGAGATTCAAGGGAGGATGGGATAATGTTATAACGAACGGGTTTCGTCAGATAGGCGGACTCGTGGATGCTTTGGCTCGCGGAATAGACTGGTTGACAGGCCTTCTCGATGGATTCTTGCGTCGGCTTGACTCCCTCTTCGGGATTACGGCGAGGTTCCCCTCATTAAAGGCAGCCTTCGACACCTCTCCGGCTCCCGATACTTCAGGACCCTTCGGCGGTCTTCCGGCCACGGGCCCCGGAGCCTCGGAGAAGAACAGGATCCATGACCAGTGGCTCAAGGAGGCTGAGGACAGACAGGCGGCTGAGGTCTTTGAAGCGTTGACCGGGGAGAAGGCTCAATGGGTCGAGCAGTCCATCTTCCAGTTCACTCAGGCGATGGAAGACACGAGGAAGGACGAGGGGGAAGCGCAAGTGAACGTCGCGGTCAATATCGACGGGCGGAAGGTGGCGAAGGCCACGGCCAAGGTCGGGCTGGACATCATGGAAAGGTCGGGGAAGGACGTCACTCCGTACCAGCGGAGAGCGATTGTGGAGAAGGGCGCATGGCCCCGGATGGCATGAGGTAGAGTATGCCCGCGACGAAGGCGACAGGCCAGATTCCTCCATGGGTCATGATTCGGACGGACCCGCCTTTCACTCCGATTGTCGGGCAGTTCTATGCAGAGGACTATTCCGAGGACCTCTCGACGGAGTGGGGGGACATCAATATCGCACACCGGTCAGAGCCCGCGCTTCAGTGGCTCAGGGGTGGCGCGGACACGGCCACTTTCCGGACGACTCTCTGGTCCGAGGGGGACACCTCCGGACTCGGTATTGCGAAGGCCGTCGCCACGGCGGGACTGGCCGTCGCGGGTTCGGCGGTGACTGCGGCCGGAGGGGAGGTAGGGCGAGCGGCTGGGACGGCGGTCGGCGGGGGCACGGTCGCGGCCGTCAACGCGGTCGTTCAGCAGCTCCTCAAGGC